GCATTATAGGCGTATCTATATTTTGTTGTAAAAACTCGCTATTAACGCAATCAACTATATTTTTAAATAATTCCACAGCAGAATTAGGATTTTTATAACCATAATTAGTAGGATAAATATATCCATCGTCTTTCGTCCAATAGCTTATTTCAATATCTTCAATTATATAAATACCGCCATCTTCCAATATAGGGAATAGTTTATTAAATGTCAGTATTTGATGCTCGGGAATATGAGAACCATCGTCGTTTATAAAAAATATAGGATGTCTAAGAATACTTATAAATCTATCTAGATCATTTGCCTTGCTCTGGTCTCCTTTAAATATCGTATGTCTTTCGCCGACATTATCAATATTTATATCATATCCATATATATGTGCGTTTTTAAACAATTCTAACCACATTTTTATAGAGTTAAATTGTTCTACTCCAATCTCAATAATCCCTCCTTCTTTATCATAAAACTTACTAATAAATTGCGGGAAGATTTCGTGATACCCGTGATGAGTTATTTTATCAGAATTATATTTTCTTCCTAGTATTTCCATAGAATTCATCTTTTTTATTAATAATAATAACTATATCTAAACCTTATATAATAATCGTATATCTTTAATAGGATGAACGGTGATACATATATAGTTACTATAGATGCAAAGGATAATAAAAAGATTAAATATTTTTTAATCAATAAAGCAAATCGTAAATTACTTGATATAATAAATAATCATACAAAAACACATAAGCCCTATAAAACAATTACAGGCGGGACTAAGGGGCAGACTGATAAACCTTCATTTAATCCATCTGCCCTTCCGTTTAATCCATTTGGAGTTCCGCCCCCCGCTCCGTCTCCCGTAGCAACCGCAGCAACAGCCACACCTAAGAGTCCCAAGAGTCCTAAGAGTCCCAAGAGTCCCAAGAGTCCCAAGAGTCCGGTCGGTTTAAGCAGAGAATGTCTCAATATTCTTCGTCAGCAACACGCTGGAAAAACCGAATATATGTTATATAATGCTTATAGATATCACGATGATTATGCTACATTTAGAGATTTTAATGAAATCAATATATCTATTCCTGATTTGAAGAACGCAACTAAAAATAGAAAGGGCAAGCCTATACAGCAGGCAGAAATAGAACACAATAGAAATGGGATGACTAATATAGGCGCAATTCTATATAATAGACACTCTTCGGGAAGTAATCCGCCAAAAATAGGCACTATAATTGCAGCCAATTCGGGGAGACCCGGAGGTGCTTGTGGCAATTTTAATGGTACCGCTGAAAATATTCATCCAAACCACAGAACGCAAGAAGAAGATATTTTATCTAATTGGTTTATGACATATGTATATAATAAGGGTATAACAAATGAGCGAGAAAAAGAAAAGCTATATAATAAGCTCTTCGGTTGTACTATATATAACAAATGGGGGCTAGCTTATCCTTACGCAAAAAAGACAGATAAAGATAAATACTTTGCTACCGTTCAGGGAATAAATTATAGCGATGCTATACCGCGAGAATATGCGGACGCTTGGACGATAGATAATGTATATCTAAGTGATAAAAGATATCATTATAAGGGTTCGCAATATATACACGAGCATCAGTATAAAACCACGCTGGTTTTTGTAGCTGGACCTAATAATAATAACCCAGGGACGAAAGGACCTATCAATTCTGTATATAGAACCTATAATCAAACTACAGATGCCCGCTTTGATATATTTATAAGAAGCGTTGAAGCCGCACTATTTGCAGCATTAATTGCGATGGTTCGCAGTAAATGTAATGTAGCCCTGCTAGTATATGTGTCAGGCGGCGTATATCGCGGAAAACACGACAAAGAAGAATATAGAAATGCCTATGAAAATGCGTTGAACAATTTATTAATGAATGTTCAAATAAATGGCTTAGAATTGGGCAGCTATTTTGATGCCGTATATTTACTCTAACGCTATGTGAGGTATATGTATATCAATAATATCGTAGAATATTGTAAGAATGTAAGAATGTAAAAAATTGATTAGATAATAAGGAATAGAGAAATACAACATAATGCTTGAAATGTCTGGCTTGCCTGGCTTATCTGGCTTATCGGACTTATATACGCTTAGTGCTATCGTCGCGCTAAACAAGCTCTATGATATTATAATTGCATTTATTATATTAGTTGCTTTCATATTAGCAGTTAGTATTAAAGATATCCAGACGAATAAAAAGCTTAAAGACAGGGACAACGACAGAGAAAACAATATATTAAATATGTTATCAAGGTGCAACAATATCTTTTGGGGAAGTTTATCATCAAATCCTTACGCCATAGATTTATTGAAGAAGAGGTTTGAATATGAGAGATGTCTAAGCGATACGGAATATAAAAGGCTACCTTTTAATCACAAAATAAATTGGGTTCAAATATCAAGAAATGAAAATGCTATTGAACTCATTAAAGATAGGATAGAATATGAGAAATCATTAGGCGATGAATATAAATATCAAACAATCTCTTATGCAACAACACCCGATACATACAATAAAATAAATTGGAATAATATGACAAGAAATCAGAACGCCATTGAATTGCTGAGAGAAAGAATTAAATATGAAAAGTCTCTATCAAAAGAAAAATATAGTAATTTGCGAAATAGGATAGATTGGATTGATAGTATGGGCGAAGCAAATAAAAACGCAATAATATTACTGAAAGATTTGCTTATAGAATAGCAATATTACATTTTATTATCGTATATTAGAGAATGCCCTTTAAAACTTTGACAAAAAACCTAATTATAGCTTCGTCGCATTCGTCATCACAAAATAAAGGATCCTCGTCCTCGTCTCCTAAGAAAGCGTCCTCTTCTTCTCCTCCTAAGAAAGCGTCCTCTTCTTCTCCTCCTAAGAAAGCGTCCTCTTCTTCTCCTAAGAAAGATGTTCCTCCTACACAAGAAGAAATAGATAGATATATAAATAATAAATTGCTTAATATAAAACGCGATAAAAATGCGATTATTATGGTAGGAGGGCCAGGTAGCGGGAAAACTTCGGGTGTTAAAATAGTATTAGATATGACTAAAAAAAATTTGGATGATTATGTAATTGTAAGCCCCGATGATGTTTTAGAAGATTTTTTCCATTCCGACAGAACAAAATATCCAGAGGCAATTAAAATCAATAATCAATTATATGAAAAAGCTTTGAAAAATAATAATAATATTATATTTGATAGAACAGGGACTAATTTTGAAGATTATTACGCTAATGTTATATCTAGAATAAAAGACAGCGGATATAATGTAGTTCTATGTATTGTCTATAATAACTATACGAATGCAAAAAATAGGATAGAGGAAAGAACTGCTAAAACTGGAAGAGCCGTTGATAAAGCTTATGCGAGAAGTTCTTATAGAGATTTGACATTTAATATACCAAAATATATAGCTTTAAATTGTCAAAAAGTTGACGAAATTTTTTGCTTTGACAATACCTCCACAAGCATAGAAGTAATTTATAGATCCAAATGTATAAATAACGAAACCATCGTATCTATCAATAATTTAATATAATTGGAATTATTAAGGGAAAACATAACATACTTCATAAATATATTATCTAATATTATTATAAATAAAAACCTATTATGTGCTGGAATGCTGCCGTATCTGTAAATACATACATATTTGGCTTATTTGCCTCGCTATTTTCATATTATAATGGGGTTTCTAATATCCTTTCGGTTATATTTTATCAATCGTTTATTATTATGCAGCTAATTGAATATTTTATATGGACGAAAGCCTTTTCAAATAAACTATTGTCTCAAATCGGATTTTTTGTTATAATGTGTCAGCCGATCCTCAATATTATAAAGATAGAAGAATCGCCACAATTAATACCTTACATATTAGCAGCGTATATTATATTTATTGTAATATTATATACAATAATAGTACCGTTAAATACTGTTAACTTTTCTACAGTACCAAGTAAAAACGGGCATTTATCGTGGAAATGGTTAGATTTGAATATCTATATAATATTTATATGGTATGCCTTTTTATCTATAAGGTGGATAATTGATAGAATGTATATGGTATTAACAATAATCACAGCACTTCTAATAATAACACTCGTACTCTATAAAGATACTAATACTTTTGGTTCTATGTGGTGCTGGACTGCAAATATAATATCATTCTATTTAATATTTGAAGTCTTTTACAAAAACATTTGCGCGTGATATAAAAAAGTAAAAAATATATAACCATATAACTAAGCCTACCGCATTACCATACTACAATCCTACCATATTACTCTTCTTTTTCAACACTTGACAGTCTAATATCATTCCTCACTTCTTGAATCATCTTAAAGACAGTCTCTGGATTCTCATCCTTGAACTTCTCCATCAATTTATCCACAATTTGGTTTGTCAATCCGAGCATAGTGTTATTATTACTATATATATAATCCATCATTTTTTACTATGTTTTTTACAAAATAGAACAAATTATATCACACCAATAATTAAGAAAAATATAATATAATTATAGAATGAATAGAGTTTCGTCGCGTTTATTAGCACTCGGTTATGCAAAACCAGATAGAATAAAAGAGTGGAATGATAGTGTAGAAAAAACGAAGAATAAAGAGTGGAAGGAGAGGGTAGAAAAAGCAGAAAAAGAGAGGGTAGAAAAAGCAGAAAAAGAGAGGGTAGAAAAAGCAGAAAAAGAGAGAATAGAAAAAGCAGAAAAAGAGAGAATAGAGCTTAATATATTAAGAGAAATAAGAAAAAAAAATGTAAAAAAAGAGAAGTTAGATAAAGAGTTGAAGGCGAGGAACAATCTTGATGACGATGCTAATGACAAGCCTAAGAGGGCTCTTACCAAGTATCAGCAGTATATCAGGGACAATCAGCAAAGGATACGCTATGAGTTTCCCAAGCTTTCAAATACCGAAAGGTTCTCTAAACTTGCTAAAGAGTGGAAGGATAGTGTAGAAAAAGCAGAAAACGCAATGAGTAAAGCACAGAAAGATAGAAAAAATGAGTATATTGATAAAAATGAGTATATTGAAACCTGGCTGCAGCAAGGAAAAAAGAAAATAGAAAACGCAAAATTAGATAAAGAATATGCTATTAAAAATAATTTATTTAAGGCATCACCTAAGGCATCACCTAAGGCATCGCCTAAAACTTCATCAGCTAAGGCATCGCCTAAAACTTCATCAGCTAAGGCATCAGCTAAGGCATCAGCTAAGGCATCAGCTAAGGCATCAGCTAAGGCATCAGCTAAGGCATCGCCTAAAACTTCATCAGCTAAGGCATCGCCTATAAATCGCAATGAGATGAATGGGCTTACTATGGAAGAATTATTTGCTAAATTAAAATTTTTAGAACAATCTTGAATATTAAGATAATATGTATAATATTTTTTGTTCTATATTTATCAAAAAATAAGAATATAGATATAGAATCCACGCGAGCGCATCCTTTAACATATATTACTTCATGAGTTCGCAAGCATCACAATAGCTAATGCTGCGGAAACTTGGCTTTCTACGAGAATATCATTTAGCTTCTTTTTGTTTTTCAATAGTTTTTTCCTGAAATCGCAGAGTTCGCATTCATATATCCAATTGCGCTTGCCATCACCATTCAGAGTATCTACGCGATATTCGTCCAAATCAAATATGATATAGCCGCTTTCTTCAAGCAGATGATTCTCTTCAAAATTATTAGCAAAGCTTGCATAATAATCTTGGTTATATCTTTGGTATTCCATTTCCATCCAAGCTTCATCTATGAGCTTTAAATTTTTGTCAATAATCTTCTGTAGTCTTTCATTTTCCCTGATGCTATAGCAAATAGCTTCTTTCAAAATGTCTTTACGGTTTTTGTAAAACTCGGCGATTTCGCGTTGAATATCAACAATCTCCATATGAGGCATTAGGCTCCCAATACTACAATACCAGTCTCTCCATCAATTTTTTACATTTATTTATAATTTTAGAACAGATCATTGCTATTATAGCGATTATTGATATTGTTAGCTTTTAATATAAAAAATATAAAATACATACATATATTACATACACACATTCGCATTCACATTCACATATTACTCAATCAACTGTCTGGGGTGCGAGAAGGGCTTATACAATCTCAAAGATACACTCGCGTCTTGATAGTTCTTGCCAGTCAATTCTGTTATTAGTACCAAGATTTTTATATTGCTTGGAAGTAAGAGTGCTCTCGTATTCTGCTCGCTCTTTTAGCAATTCTGTGGCATTTGGATTCATCGACAAATATTTCCAATTAATCAATTCTTTGTTCTTCTCCAAGATTTCAATAGCAAACGGATTCACTGACAGGCCAATATAGAAATCGCTAACAGATACTCCCCTTGGCTTATTTTTCAACATTTCAATTGCTTCAGGATTTCTCGTCAATTCATTCCAATGAATTCTCGCGGGATTGGCTTTCAGCAATTCAATCGCGCAAGGATTTGCCGACAAATATTCCCACGAAAGCTGATTGTTCTTACCGAGACTATAATATTCTTCGATACTTAGGCAGTTCTCATAATAATGCCTTTGTTTCAGCAATTCGCTCGCATTTTTATTGAGCGACAAATATCTCCACGAAATTTTATGAGGATTTGCCTTCAACAATTCAATCGCTCCGGGGTTCTCAGACAATACAGTCCAATCTACTTCATCCAGATTCTCGGCCAGCAATTCAATGGCTTTCGGGTGCGGATTACTGGACAGCTGCACCCAATCAATCTTTTCATTAATATTAAGAGTCATATAATGCTCTCTGTTTTTCTCCAATTCAATCCTCTCTCTCAGCAACTCAATAATCCGCGGATTTTCATTATAACACATTCTATCAATCCATACTCTATATAGAAAGTAGCAATCTTTGCTGGCTTCATCTTCATCGTTATCTTCATCGTAATCTTCATCTTCAATAGAATATGGAGGCAACTGCTTCTCATACTCCATTCTCTCAAATATCATATCAACTGCTCGCGGATTCTTATTATCACACAGCGAACACCAAACAATATCGCGAGGATATTTTTTCAAGATATCAATTGCTTCAGGGTTCATAGAAAGCTTCAACCAATTAACCTTCTCATCCGCTTTCAATTTCTTATATTCTTCTTTATCCATACTTTTCTCTTGTTCAATCTTTTCCTTCAACAAATCAATTGCGCAGGGATTCTCTGACAACATACTCCAATTAAGCTCCTCTTTCTTAACCCACTTCCTCAAAACATACTTGGAAGGCAAGAGGCTCTTATAATTCCCGACAATTTGATCGATGATATCGCCAGGCAATTTGTTAAGCGTAATAGAGGTATCATCGGCTGTAGGAGAAGAGCTAAGAAGTCTCTCAACAATTTTTGACTGATTCTCAGAGATTTCCGCCATTTTCTCAACAGAAATGAAGTTGCTACTCATCGTGCTAATAATCAAGTGATGAGCTTTATGGGACTTGCTGAGGCTTTTCTGATCTGGGACTCGCTGAGACTTCGCTGGGACTTCGCAGAGGCTACCGGGGGCTTGTCTGAGGATACGCAGGACAGTCGGGCACAGGCTGTGCTAAAAAAAGCATTGGGGCCAGTCAATTTTTATAGGAAACGGGTAAAAAAAGAGCATTTTTGGTTCCTCCGCCTATGCGCGGGAATATTAGAAAAACCCTATACTTTAAATGAAGTATTTTAAAGAATTATTCAATATTTGATATTTTAACATTTTTTTCGTTAAATATATAAATATTTAAATATATTACTATATTAAGAGATATAAATAGACAATGGCAGTACCTAAAACATATTCTTGCGGAATTTGTAAAACACAACCAGACCAAATATCACACCATAAAACTCATATTTTAACACAAAAACACAAAGATAAATATGAATTATTTGAACTTAAATTATCAAAATTATCAGAAGAACAGTTGTTAAATAAATATAATACAACAAGTATTAAAGATATATGCGAACAATTAGAAACTGTAATTTATAATTTAAATGATAATAATATAAAAATTGACAATCAATCTTCTGAAAAAGATAAACAAATGATGGCGGATAATATCAATATTATTTCTAACAAGGAAGCTCTTCGCGACAAGATTCATGATATCCATAATTATTTGAGAAATAATGGTGCTGGATATGGAATGAATGCTCTCAAAGTTTTTAATATCTTATTTGGTCTTAAGAAGATTGAAGAGAAAGGCTTGGTTGATAAAGTAGGTTTAAGCGATATATGCAAATTCTCATATCTACTTGAAAAGGCTAAAGATAATAGCGCTGAAAAATTATCAGATGAAAAATTTGCTGAATTAATATTTGACAAAGTTCTTGATTCTATTAATGATAGTGAAATTAAAGATTTACTATTTTATGAAATTCCTAAAAATATGAAAGGTAGCGTTTTAAGGCATCTTGTTATAGAAATTAATGATATTACAAAAATTGAAAATGATTGTAATGTATTACTTTCTGGTAAAATTTACGAATATTTTATTGGAAGAGATGAAAGTGCTATAAGTGAATTAGGAGCATATTTCACAGATAGGCACATTGTAGATTATACTCTAAATAAATTGAGCCCGTGTATCAATGATGATGGAACTATATCTTCTATGATTGATATGTTTGGAGGGTCTGGTGGTTTTACAACAGGATATATAAATTATTTAAATGAAAAATATAAAAATGGAGAAATTAACTGGGAAACAGAAATTAACAAAATTAACCATTTTGATATGAATGCTGATGTTATTAAATCAGCAGGACTTGAAATATTCTGTTTGACTGGTATATTGCCTAATATGAATAATTTATGTTATAAAAATTCATTTAGAGACGAGTTTAATAATACCAAATATAAATATCCTATCACAAATCCCCCGTATGGCGGGGATAAAAATAAGAAATCTACGGCACAAAAGAAAAGAGAAAAGATTAAAGAATATATTAAAAAGGATTTGTTAAATGTTACTGACGAAGGAGTGAGAATAGCAAGACAGATACAACTAAAAGAGATTGAAAAACAAGAAAAAGAAGATAAAGAAGATAATAATAAGACTAAGGTATGTTTGGAAAATTGTAGCGGTAGAATACAAAAATATGCTCACGATAATAAATTGAAGGGAAATAATAAAGAGGCCTGTTCTCTTATTCTATTGATGGATATTTTAGAGGTAGGAGGAACAGCTATTGGTGTATTAAAAGAAGGTGTGTTCTTTGACTGTTCTTACAAAGATTTGAGAAGATGTTTAATTGAAAAATATAATGTAAGAGAAATTATTAGTGTTACATCAGACCAATTTGAAAATACATCTACAAAAACATCAATTATTATCTTTGATAATACTGAAGAAAAAACAAGAGAAGTTAAGTTTTATGATTTAGTTGTTGAAAAATATACTGAAGATAAATTTATAGAAAAAAATGGCAACATCTTTATTGTTCAAAATAAGGATGATATTTCGGGCGTTAGTGATAAACTAGTATCTGTAGCAAGCAGAGAAGAAATATTGAGTAATCCTAAACATTCTTTGGATGGAAAAGATTATAACAAGAAGGTTATTGTATGCGGCGAAGGATATGAATTGGTAAGATTGGGGGATGTGTGTGAAAGTACAAATGGTTATGCGTTTAAAAAAACAGATTATAAAAAATCAGGTATTCCTTTAATAACTATTACTCATATTAAAAATGAAAAATTACTATTTAATAATAATAATTATATTGAAGAAGACGATAAATATAAAAAGTATGAAATTAAAAAAGATGATATAATAATTTCATTAACAGGGAAAAAACCAACATTATGTACTATTGCTATTAATGATAATAATGAAAAACAATATTTAAATCAAAGATGTGCTTTACTGCGTGATTTTAAAAAAATTAACAAATATTATTTCGCATCTATATTCAAATGTTATATGCAAGATTATATAAATAAATATATCGGGAATGGTTCAAATCAAGAAAATGTCTCATTGACTGATATATTAGATATTCAAATCCCTATCCCAAAATCAGAACAAAAAATTCAAGAATGGGTCGATAAGATATCTAAACCATATGATGAGAAAAATAGCAAACAAAATAAGATTAAAGAATTAGAAGAATATATTCAAAATAAGATTAAAGATATTACAGAGAATGAAGAATGCGAAGAAGTAGAATTAGGGAGTATTTGTGAAATTAATTATGGAACTAGAATAACGAAAAACAATAATATTATTGGAAATGTACCTGTTTATGGCGGAGGAGATATTACATTTTATACAAATATTTCAAATAGAAATAAAAATACATTAATCGTTTCTAGATACGCTTTATCTAAATGTTGTGTAAGGTTAATATCAACAGATTTCTTCTTAAATGATAGTGGAATGAGTATTAAAGTAAACACTGCTAATTTACAAAAATATATTAATAATATTCTTCTGAGTAAAAATATACAAGAACAAATTTATATTAATTGTACTTCTGGTAGTATTCAAAGAAATATTAATATTAATTTGTTTAAAAAAATCAAAATCAAAATCCCTAATAATAAACAGCTTATCAAAGACCTTGAACCTACATTTGACAAGATTGAAAAACTACAGGGAGAAGTCAAAGAAGCAGAAACGCTATACAATAATCTTATTAAAGAGTTATCTGATGAAGCAATGCCTAAAACTTCAGATATTAAAGAATTAACCAAAGATAATATAGATACATTTGAAGAAATTACTGAAGTTAAAGAAGAAAAAGCACCTAGTATAAAATCAAGCGTCGCATCAAGCGTCGCATCAGGTACTTCAATAAAATCTCTAAAAGAACAGTGTAAATCTCTGGGTATTAAAGGATATTCTAATAAAAAAAAGGAGGAGTTAATTAAACTTATTGAAAATCATAAGTAAAATATAGATTATTATTAACTAACTCCATATATATATTATATGTTATATATTTTTTCATTTTCTTCTATTAAATAGACCTAATTCATTTTTTAGATTTGTAAAATCTCTATAATATTCCGCTGGTTCTTTCGGCAATTCTTCGTGCGATTCGCACAGCTTAATATAATCTTCAGAAGACCTTACATTATTTTTCTTGCATATTTTAATAAGTTCATCTTTAGATACATAGTTATTAGTATCATTTCCATAAAAGTGATACCAATTTTTCCATACTCCTTTAGATTTGAAATAATCTTCTGGGTTAGAAATATAGTTAGCGTGTTTATCTTCGCTATTGATATACTCATATTTAGATTTGATATTTAAGCTAATATTTATAGAGCGAACATAGTTATATTCGTCTTCCTCTTCTGTAAAATTAGAATGTAAGGATTTACTATAACGCAATCGTAGTTTTAGCTTACATAGTTCGTTATCATTTTCATTAAAATTATTATAATTAGGTTGAATATATTTTTTATCAGCATCTTCTTTTTTATCATACTCTTGTGTCAATACCTTTATTTTATGCTCTATATTTTCATCAACATTTCTCATCTGCGATATAATATTTCTCACATTTTCATAAGATCTGTTATTTTCTTCTCCCCAATTATCATTATCTATATACGGTATTATTTGATATGCTTTTTTAAGAGGATTTCCACTTTCTAATCTATTAGGACGCAATAGATATTGAACGATCCTAATTATACTTTTCATATTACTGGCTATACATACACCGTTTAATTTAGGCATATCAAAACCTTCTCCAAATATATAGATACACGATATTATGCCGTATTGCATATTTTTAAACTTATTAATCTCTTTATCTAAGAGTTTATTCTTAGTTTCGTTATTATTACTATGTAAAGCATTATTATAGATTTTTTCTTTATCTATTGAAATAATATTCAATGACAATATATCATCTATGTATTTTTTAGCCTGTTCTGCTTCTTGTACTGTATTTGTATATAATAATATATGCGTTAAATCACCATATTTTTCTAATGATTTTAGACACATATAACACGATATAAATATAGTCTTGTCCTTTACATTTATTTTTAATTTTCTAATTATATGATCTACTTCATCAATAGTATTTTTAATAACAAGAACATTATAATCTGTTATTTTATTATTATCAATAGCCCATTTAACAGATTTAATATCAATATATTTTCCAAATATAGTTTCGTCGTTCATAGAATATTTATTTGATTTATTCTCTACGATGGTATCATTATCAGTATCAATAATCTTCTCAGTAGCTGTAAGATAAATGCTTTTAACCGATGTTATTTTATGAAACTTTCTAAACCCCTTATTATTTTCATTTTCTACACCAACTAAATGGTGTGCTTCATCGCCTACTTTAAAATCTACACAAATATTTTCATCAACTAAATTATTGCACGAATGATATGTAGATATTATAAATACAGGCGATGATATAGCTTTGTATTTTTTAATAAATATACTAATATCTTCTCTTGTATATTTAACTGCTCTTTTAATATTTTCGTATTCATCTCCGCCAATCAGTAAAATACTATCCTTATTTTGACCCATATTTAGAATGTTTTGAATCCATTGTTTTTGTAGATTTGTAGAAGGTACGCCAATTATAATTGATTTGAACTTCATAAGATTAATAATATATAGTGTCATAAGTGTTTTTCCAAGACCACATGCCCAAATAAGTTTCCCAATATTATTTTGGGAATAATAGTTTTGAATATTATCTAATACATCTGTTTGATATTTATAAGGTTCTTTCAACATTAATGCATTGCTTGAAATTATTTTTGTTTCAACATCATTGTGAGTTAAATAGTTGTATTGCGTACTATCATTTCTTGCGACACAATAAACGATATCACTACAAGCTCTGCTATCATATCCTACGGCAACTCGACTACTGTTCTCATTACTTATGATATACTTACTGGTATCGTTATCGATATCGTTATTATCAGCTTTACTATCAGTATTGCTTTCAGTTTCGCTATCTGTTTTTGTGTCATCGCTTTCGTTACTGATGATATATTCTCTGTCTGTGCGGACAAGGTTAGCAATTTCTATGGCCGACAGTTTTTTATATTTTATATTATACTTGTTAAAAAAGGGCTCTATGTATTTTACGGCATCCTTTCTGTAAAACTCTGTGCCTGCATTTTTATATAGATTGAAGCGTTTCAACTCTTGAAATAGCATTTGCTCGCATTTTTCATTACAGAAGCCTTGTATTTCATACACATATTTGAAACTACCTCTATTTATTTCGCCAGTTATATAGTTTGCCTCTCTATCTGGTATATTTCGCGTCGTTCCCAATTTATAGCAATCATGCATATCACATAATTCATTCATCCTTGCATAGATAAATCCAGAAACTTTACAAGTCTCTGACATATCCCAGATTATATATTTTATATATATAAATAATAATCATGTAGTTAAATCAATTTTTACAAAAATATCTTAGGGTATTATAGAGCGCTTTTAATTTGATTTTGATGATGAAATCAAGATTACATATAGAATATTATATAACAGTCGTTCTTATTTGGATAATGCTATTGCTCTGGATGTATTATATGTATTTGCAGTTATCATCTACATTATTTTGGAATCAAAAAATAGAGACACTTTATGAGACATTTGCGGGAGCCAAGAGAAGAGCAGCTAATAACAGTAGCGCGGACTCCGGTCAATCAGAGTACTCATTCGTTTGTAATTTTCAGGAAAATGCCGAAGGAAAAGGCGTGAGCTTTGGTTGCTCCATGCCCATGCCTAAATAAGATACAGGTATATAAAAAATTGATTGAATATATTTATATATTTACTATACATAATGATGGATGCCCGCTTTATCAAAATTCTCAATGACGAATATTTGATACCTGAATTTATTGACCAGCAAAGCGATTACTATATAAACGCAACTAAAGCCGTAGAAGCAACAGAAGATTTGAATGCCGTAATAGCGTCTATTATATTCAATAATCACGGCGTTGTCATACCGTTTAAATATAGACTAACAGACGAACAATTCGCTATATATGAGAAAAATAAACACGATGTTATTGATACGCTTGCGTGGTATATTTTTGATTATAATGTATGTCGCCATTTCGTAGAGGAATATGGGATATTCAAGATAATCGCAACGGTAATTGCAGAATATGGAGCCGAAAATACTGCGCACATATTCAAGAATAAAAATGAAGAAGAATTATATCGCATTTATTCATATTATATTCTCTTGGAATATTTTGATAATATCGTGTATCTGTCAAATAATAATGATGCTGAGGCAACCACCGAAGACATTGAAGAGCTTGAAAAGCTAATAAAAGATATCAGTAAAAATAAGAACACGATGATACTATGATACTATGCAGGGAATAATTTTAGGAATTGGCGCCTTTCTTCGCAAGTCATAGCGCCGATTAGAATGTTAATGCGCGAAAATAACTTGAGATTATCGTTGCTATTCATTAGGCTTGTAATAACATTATCTTTATTTTTCTCCAATTTATTTTTGATAGATAGAATCCTCTCTAATTTTCTAATATTATTTTCGGTTATAAGGTCGTTTGTAGCTACATCATCATTGAAGAACCTGATTAGATCGTTTTCAATCTGATAATATATATAGAAGAGCCCATCAATATCATAATCATATCCTTTCTTTTCATATTCGGCTATAATAGTCTCTCTGGACTCCTTATAATCAATTATATCAGCTTCTAAATCTTTGTTAATAGGATTCCTTATTTTAGATAAGATGAGAGTTTGTAGATCAAGATTTAAATCATTAAAATACGCGAAATGACGAGTTATATCCATCCTCGCGTTTATCTTTGTATATATCTTTATCTAATATCATTATATCATTTTTTATTATCATATTATCATATTATATTATCGTAAATATATATAGATATGGTATCCAAAAATAAGAGTTGTTTGGGGAGCAAGATATGTTTTGAAGATAGCTACGCTATTGATATATTTATTAAATCCATTAGGTATATTATAATATTTACACCGCTGGCTATTGGTATGACTATTGGCGCCATATATGGAAAAAAATGGGGAGAAGATAAATATAAGAACTTGAAGAAGCCTGAGCTCAACCCGCCAAATTATGTCTTCGGTATAGTATGGCCTATATTATATCTGCTAATCGGCGGAATATACAGTTATGCCCTATACGATTCTAAA